TGTGCGCCGCAGCGCTGAAAACCGACGCCGGCAGTAGACAGATCAAGGGCGTGGTACGCCGCAGCCTGGTCAACTACGCCAGCGTCGGCAAGGATGTGTCGGACACGCAAAAATACGTTCTGAACCAGTGGAATACCGACCCCAGCACCGCCGCAGCCTGGACCAAGGCCGGATTCGACGCCGCTGAATTCGGGGTTGAGCTGGTCTAAGCCATGACGATCGCGCGCGTCTCGCAGCTGCCGGCCGAGGCGGCATTTGCGCCTGCTACGGTGCCGGTGCGCGCTGACCAGGTAGCCGCGGAAACGGTGGTGTCGGTCACCGCGCCGGTGCGGATCAACCAGTTCATCGCGGAAACGATTGAGACGGTGGCGGCGCCGGTGCGCGCCGATCAATTTGTCATCGAGGCGATCTACCTCGATCCGCCCCCAGTTACGCTCAGCCAGGTCGTGGCCGAGGCCGCTTTCGCGCCGGTCGCTCCGGTCCGGATCGACCAGACGGTGGTGGAAGTGCTGATGCGCGACCCCGCGGCCGCGCTGCCTGACAACATCGTGTTCGCGGTGGCGCCGAACTGGGAATCAGGCCTGATTGAACGGCTGGAGTTCCGCACCTGGGACGTGCGCTCGCACGGCGGGCTGGGCCAGCGCGCCGCACTGCGCTGGGTGCCGCGGCTGTCCGTGGAATACGCTTTGCTGGCCAAAGGTGCCGAGGCGGTGCTGGTCGACCTGATGATCGCCGCCGGGCAGTCGGCACGGTACATCGTGCCGCGCTGGCAGCACGGCCAGGCGCTGGGCGCGACGTTGCCGGCTGGAAGTTCGATCATCAATATCGACACCGCAGACCGCGAATTCGTCGCCGGCGGCTACGCGCTGATCCGCGTTTCATCCAGCAGCTACGAGCTGGTGCAGGTGCTGGCGGTGTTCGCCGGATACATCACGCTGGCGGCGCCTACCGCTGCCGAATGGCCAGCCTCGGCACAGGTCTACCCGGCCGCCCGCGCCATCCTCGCCGACAGCCAGCCCGCCGGCCGGGTGACCGCCAGCGTGCTCACCGCGACGCTGGCGTTCCAGTTCATCGACCTGCCGGCACCCGAAAGCTGGACCCCGGCCGAAGCACTGGGCGGGGTGCCGGTGTGGACGCGGGTGCCGGATGGCAGCGAGGACCGCGAGGTGACCTACACCCGCCAGCAAAACCGCATCGACTACGGTTTCGTGCAGCCGCATATCACCGACGCGCCGGAGCGCGCTTTCATCCGCCGCGGCGATCGCCATGTGATGTTCAGCCGTTCCGACGTGACCCGGTTCCGCGGCTTCTTCGCAGGCGGCCAGGGCAGGCGGCGCAAGTTTTACCGGCCGGTGCACGAGCTTGGCCTTGTCCTGGCCGCCGATGCGCTGGCGACCGATTCCACGCTGACGATCGACGCGGTGGGATACGCGGACTATTTCGTCGGCCTCAGCGGGCGGCTTGCGCTAGGGATCAAGAGCAGCTCCGGGGTGTGGACCTTCGCCGCGATCCAGAGCATTGCTGCCGGCGCTCCAGGCACCGACACCGTGACGCTCACCGCGCCGCTCGGGGTGGCGATGCCACGCTCGGACGTGGCGCGCATCTTCTTCCTGGAGCTGGTGACGCATGATGCAGACGTGCTGGAACTGCACTGGATCACCGACCGCGTGGCCGAGTCGCGCATCGCCACCATCGGGGTGAGCCAATGACCTACCAGGCCACCGACGCCAGCATTCAGGACGGCTCGCCGTTCGAGCTGTATTCCTTCGTCACCGGGGCGCTGCGCCACGCCTATACCAGCAACGTGGCCAGCATCGTCTACGGCGCCGACACCTACCTGCCGGCGCAGATCACCCGCGGCAAGATCACCCACACCACGGAATTCATGCGCGGCGAGCTGTCCATCCGCGTGCCGGTGTCGCTCCCGGTGGCGGCGATGTTCCTTCCCGGATCTCCGTCGAAGCCGACCGAGGTGCGCATCTATCGTCGGCACATCCTCGATGGTGCCGCCGAAACCGCACAGGTCTGGCGCGGACGGGTGCTGTCGATGAAGGTTGAGGGCATGGAGGCCGAGCTGGTTTGCGGGCAGCTCTACGGCAGCATGCAGCGCATGGGGCTGCGCGGCAACTGCCAGGTCGGCTGCCGCCACGCGCTCTACGACGAAAACTGTACGGTGGACCGGACGCTGCACGACTACGCCGGCAACACCGCTTCGGTGATCGGCTCCACCGTGGTGGTTCCCGGGGCGAGCGCCAAGCCGGATGGCTGGTATGACGGCGGGCTGTTCGTGTGGGGCGAGACATCGCGCCTGATCGTGCGCCACGTCGGCGACATCCTCAACCTGCTGGCGCCGGTGCCCGACCTGACCGGCGGCCAGCCGGTGACGATCTACCCGGGCTGCGACCGCAGCCATGCCACCTGCACCAGCAAGTTCAACAACGACTATTTCCACGGCGGCTACCCGTGGATGCCGGTCAAGAATCCGTTTGTCGGGGATGGGGTCGCCTGATGTATACCTGGGTCATCCAGCTGATCATATCGATCGTCGCCGCGGCGATCTCCTATGCGTTGACGCCGGCGCCGCAGAAACCGTCACCCGGCAAGATCCAGAACCTGCCGATCGCCGACCAGGGAACGCCGATTCCGGTGCTGTTCGGCACCCGCATCATCAAGCGGCCGAACGTGGTGTGGTGGGGCGACGTGAGGACGTCCCCGGTGAAGGCCAAGGGCAAATGATCGCAACCTGGAACGATGCCAAGGAGCTGGGCTACTGCTCGATGGGCATCCGCCGCTGGTGCGCCGAGCGTGGGCTGTCGCACCTGGAGTTCGTGAGGAACGGCGTCAGTACCGCCTGGCTCAGGCAGCAGAATGACGCAATGGCCGAGCGCCTGGCCGACTACGTGGAGAAGCGGCAGCATGGGTAAGAAGTCGGTCACCATCGGCTACAAGTATTACGTGGGCGTGCACATGATCGCCTGCCACGGGCCGGTGGACAGCGTGAACAAGATCATCGGCGGTGAGCGCGAGGCCTGGAGCGGCAGCGTCACCGCCGGCAGCCAGTTATTCATCAACAAGCCCGACCTATTCGGCGGCGACAAGAAGGAGGGCGGCATCGTCGGCGCGGTCGACATCGCCTTCGGCAACAACGGTCAGCCGCGCAACGACTACCTGCAGGGCCAGCAGGACATCACCGCGCCGGCCTACCTGGGCGTGCTGGGCTTCATCCTGCGCCAGGTGCAGCTGTCGTCCATCACGCCCTACATCAAGCCGTGGTCTTTCGAGGTGACACGTCATCCCAAGGGATGGTATGAGCTCAAGAAGGCCATCGGCGTCGACGCCAATCCGGCTCACATCATCCATGAGTGCCTGGTGAACAAGACGTGGGGGCTGGGCCTCGATGTCGCCGACATCGATGACGCCAGCTTCACCGCCGCTGCAGACACCCTCTTTACCGAGGGATTCGGGCTGTCATTTGTCTGGTATGACCAGTCCAAGGTGTCCGATTTCATCAATATGGTGCTGGGCCACGTCGACGCGGCGCTGTTCGTGCACCCGGCGACCGGGCAGTTCACGCTGAACCTGGTGCGCAAGGATTACAACTTCGGCGACCTGCTGGTGCTCAACCCCGACACGGTGCTGGCGATCGAGCAGTTCGAGCGGCCGAGCAGCGCCGATCTGGCCAACGAGGTGACGGTGCGCTGGGAGGACCGCAACGGCAAGCCGGCCTCGCTCACCGTCCAGGATCTGGCGGCGTTCAACGCCAACGGTGGCCAGGCCAATGCCGTGACGCTGGATTTCGAGGGGGTGACCGATGCGGCCGTGGCCGGGAAGATTGCCACCCGCGAGCTGATCAAGCTGGCGCGGCCGTTGCTGCGCGTGACGTTGACCGCCACCCGGCATGCCGCCAGCCTCACCATCGGCCGCGCCTTCGTTTTCGACTGGCCAGACTATGGCATCGAGGGGCTGGTGATGCGGGTCGGCCAGATCGAATACGGCAGCCCGGACGATCCTACGGTGCGCGTGGTGTGCTCAGAGGACATTTTCGACAACCCGGCGGCGGTGTACGTCGCGCCGCCGGCGTCAGGCTGGGTCAGCACCTACGGCGTGCCCGTCGACGTCGCTTTCAAGTACCACGCCGAGGCGACCTGGTGGGATATCGTGCACCGCATCACCGGCGAATCGACCACCCTGCTGGCCGAATACAACAGCGACGGCGGCGTGCTGATGTCGGCCGCCGTGCGCCCGACCGGCGGCATGCTCAACTTCCAGGTGTGGACGCGCCAGGGTACCGCTGATTATCTCGAGCAGGGCCTGGGCGACTTCTGCCCGTCCGCCACGCTGGTGTCGGCGCTCGGCCAGTCAACCACCTCGTTCGAGGTCACCAATGAGGATGGCGTGGATCTCGTTGAGCCAGGAACCTGGCTGCGTATCACCGGCGGCGTCAAGGAGGAACTGTGCAGCTTCGTCAGCTTTGACCCCATCACCAGCATCCTGGTGGTGAACCGGGCGGTGCTCGACACCACCCC